GAATTCTTTGATGGGTATGCAGGACAGCGCATAATGATTGCGGATGACGTGTACAAGATGAATGAGCCCAAGCATCTAACAGCAACGATAGGCCTTATAACGAATACACCTGTTATATTGCCGATGGCAAATCTGGCTGATAAGGGAGTGCAGCTTACAAGTGAAGTTTTCTTATCGACCACAAATACTGCCTATCCATTGGGCAAGGATGTTTTGTGTATGGAAGCAGTTCACAGGAGACGCCATATGCTCGTTGATGTAACATGTGACGAGCGTGTAATCGAGGAAGGTAGTGGACAGTTTTCAGAAGCACTATTCCGACAATATTATCCTGGACAAGATAAATCTAAGTTCCCACATCTTAAGTTCGGCCTTATGAAACCTGTGCCTAAAGAGTTTGGAGGAGCTGCGGAGACCGTTCTCGTTGGAGAAGATGAGCAGATTGTTTACAACGAGTATGCAAAGTTGCTCAGGGATGCAAATTTCAAAGTATCCTTGGGTCATAAGGAATTAGATCCAACATTTTATTTCAATGAAGAGAATTTGCCGCAAGGATTTTCGTATCCTGCGCGTGGTTGGAGTTATGAACAGTTTATGACCAATTGCATGGTTAGATTCCGTTCCTTTAGAGGAATGGAGGAAAGCTATAGTACGGCTGTCAAGTATGCACATACTGCAACTTGCCTAGCTGAGATTGATGCATTGCTGGATCAGAATTCTGACTGTGATGGCCCTGAAATACCAACTGGAGTTGGCCGCTTTGATTTGATTAAAATGTATGGAAAAGAGTGTATGCATCCTATGGGAACAGATGATCCTCTGGGGAAGCGCATTGCTTCTGATATTGATGCCCATAGAGCTACTGCACCTGAGCTAGAGCACTTTGATCTTGATGCTTGGGTTGAGAAGACCTTGGATGGATATATTGGTAGAAATGAAAAGCCTACTGGCATCACTCTTGAGGAAGAAAGTATACGGCGTACTACTATCTTGCGCAGAAGAAAGAAGGCTATTGTTCCCCCGCAGTTGCAAGAAGCCCTGAAAGTTCACCGACACAATTTGGATTGGTACATCAAGATCCATGATCATCCCACAACGTGGGATTCTTGTGTATTTGAGGGCAAGAATTTGGAGGTTGAAATGTTGCAAGCAGTGATGATGCAGGCATTATCACGTGTTATACCAACTAGAGCAGCATTCGGCGAGCTAGTATCAGAAGATAAGCCTGAATCTAATGTGTGGTGGAGATGGTTCCGCCGTCTTGCCACTATTCCAGGCCTTGCCGTAGATGCATACGCAACATACAACCAAGTGATTCGCCTTCTATTGCCATCTGAGAACTTGGTGTGGCCTGAGGGCTTTGGATCTAGAACCG